ACAACAAGTCGTCGTCAGAAACAAAAACTCGCCTTAAGCATATTGGGTAATTTTTCAGCTTAACCAGGACGATATCACCATCGCAAAATGGCTCCTTGAGGGAGATCACACAATACGTTCCACGGTCTAATTCAGGCGACAGTGAATTATTCGTTATCTCTACCACAAACAGCGAATCGTCCGTCATGTCATCGACTTCTGTCGTATAGGTATCTGCCGTTCTGATCGTGTTGGCCAGAAAGCGCTCTACATCGCTGTAACTAATGAGCGGCAGCGATCTCACATTGTGTTTGGTCTCCCCTGTGACGCTTAAATCCTTGTCAGTCAGCTCCCCTACTTTTACGCTGAAAAATTCACCAATGGACGCAAGCGTGGCGATCGTGGGATTCCCCACCCCTTTCCTCAGATTATTGATCGTGGCAATACCTATCCCTGTTTCGCTGCTCAACCGACCGGCGTCAATCCCGTGCATGCGCATGAGGTAAGTGAGGTTTTCGCCTATCATTTTCAATGACATACCATTTTCTTCTGATATTTTAATGTTGTTTGGTTGCATTATAATGTTTTAAACCTATACTTTAGAGTCATTAAAGTTAATTAAAAACATTAAACCACTTCCAGGGTGGAAATGACAATAGCTCGGGGCGAACGACGGACGAAAAGCACAAAAAAGTTATTGTAATATAATGACTTTATTGCCAGTCGTCGTTCTTGGTGAACGTGACTGGTCTTTATTAAAATGATTCAATTTACTTATAAAAAGCCATCTAAGCAGGCTAACTCATATCCCGTTCATCAAGCTTCAGAGGCGGTTTACAACGCCCGGGATATCTTCATCGCATTCACGCCATAGCTGCCGCGGGAGAAACCTAAAATACTGATCATTAACCTCGCAGCAATTTAGTGCGCGGAAACCCACCTGGAGAGCAAACCGCATCCCGGTTCAATAATTTTAAACAAAATGAGATGAATGCTTTATTCAGCGCTCATAGAGCGACTATTGCCCAACACTCGGGTTTTTTCTCTGTCAGAACGCGAAGAAGCTGCGTCAGCGCCCGTAGCGCCGAGTTCCGGCGCATACCTGCGTAGATGGATATTATGCCAAGAACGGCGACCAGAAAGGTGGCGCCGGGCCTCCAACACCAGGGAGCCCCAGCCCGACGCCACCGCCTTACGTACTGATTTGTAAGAGAGAAAAATGCAGGCTGCGGACATAATCACGCCCTTTGAAGAATCACGCGCGAAGAGAGCGGGGAAAATGCAGGCCACTGGCCAGACGTAAGAAAATGATGCAGTGGCTGGCTTGGCCGCCCGCTGCGCAAGCAAGAATGAATGCCTCATGCAAAATTGCGTCCCCACTCTTGCCAACCCGCCTTCCTCAGGCCAGAATACTGTACATTAAATCAGTGTTTACAGGTGAGTCATGTTTGTAGAATTAGTGTACGACAAGCGCAACGTCGCTGGGTTGCCCAACGCCACCGAGATTATTCGCAACGAGCTGGAAAAACGCGTGCATGCGCTGTTCCCGGAGGCGGAGGTGCGCGTGAAGCCGATGCAGGCCAACGGCCTGAACTCCGACGCCAGCAAAAGCGATCGTGAGAAGTTGAACCGAATGTTGGAAGAGATGTTCGAAGAAGCGGATCAGTGGCTGGTCACGGATATTTGACGGGAAAACTGATATTCGCAAGGAGAAGACTCCCACCCAGCGGGAACCCTGCATAGCAGAACGGGCAGTGGCTTTGCCCGAGCCTATCGGTGATAATGCCGGCGCCGATGCAATAGGCGGCCAAAAACCTACTGCACCGGCATTTTACCTGGCATCCACTTTATTTATGAAGCCGCGTTGGTTTCGGATGGCGCGTCATCGTTTGATACCAGCGCCTCCGGCGGCAGCACTTCCACCACTTCACGCACCGGCATGGTGAGGCGCAGATCGATCCAGCGCCCCTCAGGGATATCCATCGCTTCGCCAGCCACAACCGTCGCGGTATCGATGTCAAAACGGCGTTTGCTGACCTTCACATAGATTGTGCCATCCTTGCCGGTGTTAGCTGAGACAAAGCACAGGCGATTGCCGTTCACATCCTGCGGCACTTCGATGTTCCAGCCCTCTTCCGCAAAACCTAACGCGCCTGTGACTTTGTAAACGCCAGTGGAAACCCGCTCGGCGAATACTCCTGCTGCCTCACCGTTCACAGCCGCATAGCCTGACAATGTAAAGCCGTCCAAATAGTCATCAGCCATCTTTTCCGGCGCGCCAGACAGCCTTGCGATCGGAGAGGCTTTTTTGATGAAGCCGTTGGAATCTATTGTCGTGTTCGATGTTCCCCACAGAGCATTACTTTTAACAATGCCTGCCGTTAATCCTGTACCATTGCACGTCATTATGTTTACATTGCCATTATTATAATCCACAGCAATAACCGCGCTGACATCGCCAGACATTAAATGGATCGATGTACCGTCTGGAGGCATCCCTATTTTTGAACCACCCCCAACACGAAATATTTCACTCCCGCGCCCTCTGAGAGTAGTCATTAACGATACTTGAGACTCGACATCGGTACCGCTAATTCGGCGACCTCCAGAATTACCAAAGCCATTAGAAAATGGTTTCGCTATATCTTCATAATCTGGCAGTGATTTATTACTATTCCACATTGGTATTTTATATTCGATAAAATCCATTGTGCCAACTGGGTTTACGCTCATTTTTTTTAATGAAACATTGATTTTTGCCAATTGTCCCGGAGAGCGTGAATCAACCGTCATATATGTAGAGGGTGTAACATATGCATTCACCAGTATGTAAATGTCAAACGTATTCCGGGCACTTTCTATCATTGCTGCGTTACCCAACATTGGGCGAGTGCCAGTTGTATAAAGCGTTAACGAAGCGGCTCCTTTCACGTTTGTATTAACAGCCCTGTTACCATATCTAAACATTAATCTCTGGTTGCATGCCTGGTCTGAGTTTCCGTTATAGCCGGACCCACCATTGAAATCAAAAACTATTGTATCTCCATGTTGGTCAGTAATCACTGTACCTAATTGATACCACCACGAACCAACTCCCTGAGATGGCATAGCATATCTGGTTTTACTCCACAGCGTAGACACAATTCTATCGTCAATGCTATTGGCTAATTGGTCGGCGATCTTCGCTGCATTGTTTTCACTGTTTTTTGCCGCCGCTGCCGATGCCGCTGATTTATCTGCTGACAACGCTGCATCGGCACGCAGACGATCGACCGTCTGCACAATCTCTGGCGTGATATCACTTTCACCTGGGCGGCGCAGGAAATCATTGAGTGTGCCGGGTAGTGAGTCGGTGTAAACCTCTATTGTACCCACGCGTTCTGGCTGTGCGCCATAAACTGACACAATCACCTCGTAGGCACCTGGCTCTACATTAAGTGAATACCGGCCCGTATCATCGGTGACAGATTGCGACTTTGCTAAACTTAACACCGTGGATGATGTTTTCATTGAGCGCATCGTAATAGTTACGCCAGAGCGAGAATCGCCGCAAGGCCCTTTTAATACTCCACTAATTAATACCATTATTTATTTCTCCATTAATAGTTTAATTAATTCATCTTGGCGATCTATTCTCTCCAGCATTTCCTTGTTTGCTGTCAACAAAAGACCAAAAAGCTCAAGTGGATTCAGCGACTTTTTCCCATCTGATAGTGTCGTAACACCATTAGGTAATATCGCCTCTACTTCCTGCGCAATTACACCAAAATCATGCTTAGCACCTATAGTTACCCCACCATCATAAGTAGTATCTTTAAACTTGTATGACACCGGACGAATCTGACGTATAACAGCCGAAGCGGCCCCCGGTTCAACTGGATTAATTTTTTCTTTGATTGTTTCGTCTGAATCAAAGAAGTTCATGCCCTTGGGGACACCATCGACAAAAAGCTCAACATAGCCCGCGCCTAACCCTGTAAATGAACGGACACGCCCATTTAAAGAATAAACTCCACTGGGCACAATCATTGTCCCATCAGGATTGAACGTGAAACGCGCCTTCTCTGCTGTGTTCGCTTTATTTAAAAGCCTAATCCAAAACCCGCCAAGGCCGTCACCAGGGTTATTAACTACTGAACTTATTCCAGTTCCCGGTTGCTCATTCCATAATAAATATGTTCCCTGTGATGACAGGTTTACGTTATTAACTCCGTTCAATACGCCCAGACCACCGGTAAGTTGGCCACCAGATTTTCCGCCTACAGTATTCAAACGACCATCATCACCAGCTGCAACCGTTCCAGCTGTCGTGCCTATGTTTCTCGTCGCAGAATTGCCAAGCCCAAAGTTTGTGCGCGCAGTTGCTGCATCTTTTGCACCTGTACCACCCTGCGCAACGGTGATTGCGGTGCTCAACGCTTTCAGCTGGGTTATATCGTCGTTTGCCCCTTTAGCGGCTTTATTTTCCAATGCCGCAGTAATACTATTCCAGGCCGGGCCGGTGTAAGTGCTGCCGTCAGGTAACGTCACCGTAATGTTTCCGGTGCCGCTGAATACCTGTTGCCAGTTGGCTTTATCAAGATTCAGCCCACGTAGCGCTTTTGCCGTCTCTGCGGCCAGTTGAGCGGTGATGGCGTTCATCGCGTCGCGCGGTACGGCATACCATGCAGCACCAGCCTGAGTCGGGCCGTCATAGGCTTTAATCAGCGTCGCCTGTGTGGCGCTATCAAGGTTTTTTACCGGCAGCGTATAGGTGACGCCACCGACGGTGCTGACAATAAAATCACCGGCTTTTAGCTCGGTATTAAATGCCGTGCCGGTTCCTTTCACTATGGTTGAATTATTCGTTAGGGTTAGAGTGCCTGCGGGCATGATGCTCTCCTGAATTTAGGCAACAAAAAACCCGGCGCGGTGGCCGGGTTGCTTGGTGTTGAGTGCTCGTTACAGTCAATCGTTCGAAATAAGCGATCAATTATCGAAAATTGATCATCAAATCCTATTTAGGCAATGCATCGCTCCTGCTTAGAATAGGAATAAAACTATCTCTTTAATAAAAGGAACTTATCATGTATAAACCAGCGATTATGATAATCTGTGTTTTATCTTTAATTGGGCGCTCAAGTCGGCATTCTGACTCATACACCGTTAATTGCTCGATTAAAACAGCAACTCCATCAAGCAACAATTTTAACCAAGCTGACTACTCGCTGATAAAGAAAAGGATTGCGTATGTTTGCTCGGACCATGTCGGGTTGGTAGAGTTGAACAAGACAGAAATAAACAAGCTTAAGTAGTTTTAAATCATAAGCCCCCGCCAGGGGCTTTAGGATGTAAATCCGGGAATTATATTCGCATCAAAGTAATTAGTTGGAAGCCCATTAACATCAATAATCATTATCTGCGATCTGGTATTTGGATTGGCCCACCCTCCATCTGGAGGCGTCCATAAGTACTCCCCTCGAGGAACCAATGAAACTGTTATCTTGTTGTCTGCGTCCGAAAAGTGAAAACACTCGTACATCATCCAGCCGTCACCATTCCAGTTTCTTTGAATCCACCCCCTAGGGTTTGGCATTGCCATCGCCAAGTTACCTGCCCCGGCACTACCCACTACAGTCCAGTTAGTTCCAACCTCCGGATCATCGCCGGTATGATTTGGGTAACCGGGGTTCATCCATATTACATCTCGTATCTTCATAAACATCCAGCCACTGTCAAAGATAAGGCCTCCTGCCGCATCAGAAATCTGAATGCCATATGAAGACCTTTCCGGCGGAATCCATCTGTCAAAAATATAATACTGAACGCTCCCTATATCCTTGTTGCCCCACTTCATTATTTTGAACATCTTCTTTGTTGGCCCTAAAGCTGACGCCTGCCAATCCCTTTCATCACCAGTCATGCAGCCAATTCTCTGTTCTCTGCGCATCGGCTTAAAAAACATTATCGGTGCATTGTATGGCGACAAGTCAACTCCACAAAACGCAGCAATACTGTTGACATTGGGAGGATTGAACTGCCAATTGTGAATTTGCCCGGCGCTCCGTAGGGTGTAATTCACGTCATTGGCATTAGCAACAACGTAATTTTTATCATTAAAAAGCTCTACACCGTAGTTGTCAGGCATTATAAACACCCCAATGAACCGTGAGCATACCCAACAAAAGACCTATGCCAAGGTCATCAGGGTAACTCCTTATATTGTCATTATATGACAGATCAATGTAGTTAGGGCCGCAATAAATATCAGGCGGCGCGTATGCCGCCCCCCATCCTTCTGGCATCACGATCCCTGGTGTAGGAACCGTGTAACAGTAAGGCGTTCCGCCATTAAATGGGATGTTTTCTATCCTATGACTCCAGTAGTACGGCGGGTTTCCAGTCCATTGAATCATTCCAATATCATATGAACCAAGCCAGCGGGACATAATAACGGTATGGTCTGCTATCATTTTCTCCGAAGCGTCGAATATTTGCCATCCATACGTGCTCAAGATAATTTCCCCGCTTTGAAACGAACCACATTATTTTCATCAGTGAAAATCATATTGTTGTCAGGCTTGCTGATCCGCCAGCCACCGCTTGTGCCAAAACTCTGTGACTGGATATAGTTACCAATCTTGGCATTATTGATTGAGCCATCCTGAATGAACGCATCGCTGATAAACACCTGGCCGTTAACCACAGCGAACGGTGAATATTGCGTGTCACCGCTGCCACTCATCAACACGAACTGATTGGCGTTGAAGCCGATACGGGTGATGACGGGTTTGCCGGTTTCCGCCAGCACGGCGATCGACATGCCGGCGTTGTAGAAGGTGCCGTTCACCCGCACGCCCGCTTTCAACGTATGGATGGCCGTGGCGCTGTCGGCGTCTACCGTCGCCGTCAGCTTGTCCTCAAGTACCGCTGTCACGTCGTCAATCTGCGCCTGCACCTGGGTTTTCATCTCGGCCAGCCCGCGATCGACCTCCGCGATGGTGGTTTTCACCACCATGATATCGGCGCGCACCGTGCCGTTCTGCGCCCACTGGTGATCCACCGTCGCGTTGTTGGCCAGCGCATTCTGCAAGATGGCGTCGATGTTGGTGTCGATATCGCCCACCAGTCGCTCGCCGTCTTTCGCGGTCAGGAGTTCGTCGCCGATGTTCTCGAGATAATCGCCGGCGTCCGCGTTCGCCTGCCCGGCGGCCCAGCCAGTCCAGTCCCCCTGATTGCCGGTGCGGTCTTGCAGCCGCGCGCGGAACCAGAATCCCTGCCCCGCCTTCAGCCCGGTCATGGCGTGGGTGTGCAGCGGGTACGGGATATCGGCCAGCAGCATCGCGTTATTTCCGGCGGCGTTGTCCGCATACTGAATTTCGGTTTTCAGCGTATCTTCAGCGCCGGACGGGAACGCCCAGTCGAGCTGAATGCCCCACAGCAAAGGCGATGCCTTGAAGCCGACCGGCATCGGCGGCTTACCCTCTTTGCCCTTGAGGTAAGTTTCCATCGAGGTCGCCCAGATGGACGACACATTGCTGGCGTTGATGGCCCGCACGCGCACCCGATAACGACCGGCGTAAATCCCCGGCACCTCGAAGCCGAGCGCCGAGGTGCGCGGCACCGACACCCAGTTGCCGTTATCTTTGCGCCATTCCGCCTCATAGGCGATGGCATTTTCAACCGCGCCCCAGGCGGCGCGCAGGGTGGTAATGGCGATCCCCTGGCTCACCGAGGAGTAGCTGTCGATGGCGATGTTTTTCGGCGGCGCCTGCACGCCGGGCGGAATGATGGAAATCGGCCGATCGTCGATACGCGCGCCGGTATCGATACGAGCGTACTTATTCGGATCGTGTTCCGCGGCGTTGACGGTATAGGTGTTGTCGCCGTTATCGGCGATGCCCACCACGCGGTAAAGCTGCGCCGCCAGATCGTCCGCGTCGATGGACCAGGCCGCTTCCGGCGCCGGTATCTCGCTGTAGGCGGTGGTGACGGTCACTACGCGTTCATTCACCGCCTGCACGGTGCGCGCCTGCGCCCGGCCGGATGGCAGGTTGACGATCAGGCGATCGCCGGCTTTGGCGCCCGGCTTCCTGTCCAGCGTCAGTTTACGGCCGTCCACGCCGCTAAGGCGCCCGCCAATCACCCGCCCGGCCAGCATCTGGTCCGCCACGCCGACGATATGCCCCGGCATGGGGATCATGCCGTCCAGCCCCACGGAGAAGCTGACCGTGCGATCCTTGCTGTTGGTCAACAGCGCCCAGCGGCCGCGGCGGTTCGCTTCGCTCGGCGTGGTGCAGCCGATGGCCGTCAATTCGGTCTGGTTCACGTCATAGCGGCGCACCAGATCGCTGTCGAATACCGCCTCTATCGCGTCGGCGTAATGGTTGCCCGGATCGGACCAGCTGACCATCGCGGTGCTGTAGCGGGTGCGTTCGCTGGCGGACGAGTAGGTAAACTTGCCGTCGATGACGTTGGCGCGGGTGTAGGTGAAGTCCATATCGCGCGGCATGTCCGCCAGGGCGACCATTTGGTTTTGCCCCCAATAGGTCATGCCGCGGAAGATGCCGGCCAAATCGCTCAGCACCGTCCAGGCCTCTTCCCGCGACTGCAGATAAACGTTGCAGGTAAAGCGCGGCTCCATGCCCTCGCCGCCGCGCCCGTCCGGCACCGGCTGATCGCAATACTGCGCGATGCGGTACAGTTCGGACTCGGAGACCTGGGAGGCGTCGATGCGATCGCCCAGGCCAAAGCGCTCGGCCAAAATAATGTCGTAAAACACCCACGCCGGGTTATCGCTGTAGGCCCACTTAAAGCCGCCGCTCCAGATGCCGGTATAGCTGCGCGTTTGCGGATCGTAATTGTCCGGCACGCGGATCAGGCGGCCGCGCGGTTTGCAGCTGATCTTCGGGATGTTGGGGAACTGCTTTGAGTCGAACTCCACGTAAAGCAGCGCAGTGTTGGGATAGCGCAGCTTGGCGTCGATGATTTCGGTCAGCGCCTCGATGTTCATCCGGTCGGCGATCCGGGCGCTGTTGGCGTTAGGCGTCAACCGGCGCACGCGCAGCTGCCATCCCGTGGTGGCCTTCGGCAAATTAATACGGTGCGAGCGTTCATACAGCGAGGTGGTTTTATCGTCGATCGCCGCCGTTAACACCTCCTGATAGCTGCCGCCGTCGGTCGCCACGTCGATGGCGTACTCGATGCGATAGCCGTTGACGTCGCCGTTGTCCGCCTGCTTTTGCAGCATAGGCCAACCCAGGCGCAGGCGGACGGCGGAAAGTTGCAGGTTCGAGACGGAGCGCACCCACGGCGCGCCGCTTTTCAGTTCGCTGCCGACCGAGATCTCATTCTCAACGGCGGGAATGCCCTGGATATATTCCTGCGCCTGCGAGCCAGGGCGGAACTCCCAGCGGAAACCGGGAAAGTTTTCCGTTCCGTCGCTGCTCAGCACCGGCGTACCGTCAACAAAAATGTTTGTGCCATCCAGCCCACCGGCAAACTCCCCTTCGCCCAATGCGAACAACATCTTCGCTCTGGCGATCGACTGAATGCTGTCCGGCGATTCTACCGGCGTGTGGCCGCCACCGCCGCCGCCTTTTCGCCCACGGATCATGTTCTGTGCCATATTTCGCCCATAAAAAAAGCCGCTATTGCGGCTGTCTGTTCAAACGGATGTCGTTATTGCTGGTCTTCGGTATAAATGCCTGCGGAGATAATCGCCCCGCCAATTTCACGCGTGCCGTACAGCACGCCGACGGGGTTGCCCTGCGCCGTGGTATTGACCGGCCCGCCAAAAGCATAGCTCGGTTTATTTTCCGGGCCTTGCCGCATGCGCAGCCCGCCCATTTGCGGAGAGAGCATTTGGACAATACCGCCAAGAGCTAACGAAGCACCGACCAAAGAAGCTGAACCCCACGCTCCAGCACTGGCAAACCCTGCCCCCATTCCAATAGCAGCGCCTCCTGTAAAATATGCAGCGGTAGCAACCAGTGCTACACCCAATATTGTTTGAAATAGCCCTGCTCTCTTGCTTCCAATTATCATCGGGACAATATGAATATCATCATCTCCTTTGGTTAATTCCAATTCATCTTTGCTCACATTCCGTTTTCCAACAAAGATAGAAAAAGTCAACCCGCGATTATGTGCTTCAAGCAAATAGCGCTCAAACCCTGGGAGCAGATTTTTCATTGCATCAATTGCTTTAGGAACAGTAAGGGCCCGGTACTTAAACTCTCTACCAAAAAGTTTAACCATCGGCCCATGGAATTTAACCGTTCTCACTGAGACATTAATAAAAGCCATATTCACCCCATAAAAAAACCCGCAAGTTAGCGGGTTAGTCACATACTAATAGCATTAAAGACATGAATCAATATCTGAAATCACATCGCTCTTTCTGTTTGAAATCTTACCCCACGGAGTTTCCGCAGCTTCACCTCTATAAATAATCTTGCGCTGCGTTCCTTGATCTATAATATCAATATATCCACTACCATTAATTAACGCTAAAGACACCCCACCATCTTTTGCTGGTTTTTGCGTCGTTTCAATGCGCATACCGTTAAATGTTCTCGTATCTGATTTTTCTACAATGCAGACAGATAAATCCTTTACATCCTTTTTAGATGTAAACTCGGCGGTAACTGCTTTTGTTAACTCTGGACTTGCACAGCTGGTAAGTACCAACACTGTTAAAGGTAAAAATAATTTCTTCATCAGTATTCCCTCTGTTTTTTTTAACATCGTAACAGAGAAGCTACATCATTTCTCTATGCCGAAGTACCTTCACCGTTCGCTCTTTCCAATACCCACCGTAAGGCACCCGCTGGCTGAGCATGCCGTACATATGGTGCAGCAACAGGCCATCAGCCAGCAGAATACCGGCATGGTTCACCACCGGTGCGGAAACCTGCATAATCACCATGTCTCCCGGCATCGGTGGGCCGTCGAACTCTCGAAAGCCGCAGTCGTACCAGTTGTCCATGTAGAGATTTTCGCCCCGCTCCCACCACGGATAATCAACGCGGTAATCCTGAAGCGTTATGCCGTGCTCCTGGCGGTAGTAGCTCATGACCAGCCCCCAACAGTCGGTATGCCCCAGCACGAACTGGCGGCCCACCAGCGGCAGTTCGCCGCGAGGCAAAATGGTGCGCAAATCCCCCTCCGGCCAGCTGGCGATCGCCCAGGGCAACGCCATCGCGTCGCACTGCGCCTTGTCCAGCTCACTCGGCTGCGTGGTGGCGTCCGGGTGGCTGTGCACAATGAGGGTGATGGTGCCCCATTCGGCGGCGGCCACGTAGTCTTCCGGCGCCAGATGAAACTGCTCGGTGGGATTGTCTGCCAGGTTGCGACACGGGAAATAGCGCTCCACGCGGGATTTTTGCGCCACCACGCCGCAGCATTCGCGCGGGTACTCGGCCCTGGCGTGCGCCATAATCGCCGCCGCGGTTTTTTCTTTCATGCTCGCCCCCTACTGCCGGATTAACGCCGCGCCGGGGAAGCCGCCGAACGGCAGCGGCTCGTGCTCGCCAAAGCGTTTTTGGCAGTCGCTCAGCAGCCCGCCGCAGCGATCCAGGCTCGGGTCATCCACCGGGTTGCCCTTGTCGTCAAAGTAACGGCTACCGGCGTAATCGCAGCCCTTGCCGGTGCGATAGCCGCCGCGCGAGCACCAGGTGCACAGGCTGTGGATTTGCCGGGTCGGGATGCGCAGTCCCCGCAGGTCCGCCGGGCTGGAGAGCTCGAATTCCACCGCCTCGTCGCTTTCCGTCGCCTTACGATCGATATAAAACACCTGCAGCTTTTCCTGCAGCGGATCGGCCGAAGGGTTCCCCGGCGGGAAGTTGCGGGCGTCAAGGTAGTGCACCAGCGTGTCGTGGATCCGCACCTTGGCCTGCGCCATGTCCTCAAACTGCAGGCAGAGCGCGCTGATCAGGCCATTGATATTGGCGACCGACAGCTTGGGCGCGTTGCCTTGGCTGTCGGCGGAGATCTCCAGCCCTTCGACGCTAAACGGCCACGGGCCGTACTCCTGCCCCTGCCACCAGACCGATTTCGCCGGCAGTTTGTTTTCATCACCGCCGGCGGCGGCCAGCTCTTGCGGCGTAAAAGGCAGGGTATCGCAATGAAAGCGCAGAATATCGGCGCCAAACCGTGTGCCGTCTACCTCAATCAGGCGGATGCGGTTGCCCGGCTCCAGCTTTTGCAGATCTGAATTCAGCATCGTCTCCCCCGGTTAAACGTGGAAGGCCTCGGTAAACGTGGCCGTCAGTGAATAGTTGTCCCCGCCCATGGCGACCGGCTTATAGCCCTCGCAACGGTACAGGCCGGGAACCTGAGTGGGTGGCGTCCATTGGAAGGACTTCACCCCGTGATGATTTTCCAGAAAGACGATGATCGGCGTGATGTAGTCATACTTGCCGACAAAGGTCAGATCCCAGGAGCGCACGATCGGGTTAATGCCGTCGCCGGAGACCTGCGCATAGCCGTCGCCAAACTGCGCCTTTCTGACGCGAAAACGTATATCGCCGGCGGCATTGACGCGCGCCGGAAATTCAAATGTCTGAATGCCCATTACATCCCCTTGATTGCTTTCCAAATCGGCTGGCCCGGCATCAGATTGCGGTTGATCACCTTCTGGCTTTCCTGCGCGGCGATATTCCCCATTTGCTTGCCGAACTCGCCCCATCCCGGATCGGCCTGCGAGCTGACGTTGCCGCCGTTCTCGATGGTGATGTAGACATTCGGCGCCGCCGCAGACTGTTGGCCACCGCCGAGCGCCCGCACGCCGAGCGAACCGTCCGCGCCGCGTTTGAGCGGCATGATGGCCTCCGGCCCGGCTTCGCCCATCAAGCCGGCACCTCTGGCGAACGCGAACAATGTGGGATTGCTGACGATCTGGCCGCTGAATGCGCTCAGCGAAGGCGAGGCGTACACGCCGCCCTTGGCGTTAGGGACATAGCCTTGCCAACCGGTCGGCATGCCCATCGCGCCTGAACCGGCCGCGCCCGCGCCGGCGCTTGCAGCCCCGCCCAGCAAACCGCCGCCGATATTCATAAAGGTGGAAAGAATGGTTCTGGTTAACAGCGCCTGCATCGCCAGATCGATCAGTTGCTGAATGATGGACTGCGTCATGGATGTCATCAAACCGAGCATGCTTTGCTTAAAGTTTTGCGTCCCGGTCAGCAGATCGAACATCATGCCGGAGGTCCGTTCCCGCGTCATATCCACCAGCCCCAGCGCCATCTTGTGCACGCGGCTCTGCCCGCCGAACAGACTCAGCGCCTGCTGATACTGAGCGTCCGACGATTCCTGCGTCGCCGCCTGCATCAGCTGTTCATAGCGCTGTTTATCCAGAATGCCTTGCTGGTAGTAAGCCTGGTATTGCGCCAGCTGCTGCACCAGCTGGTTGTTAAGGCGAGCGACCGGATCCACATCACCGGCAATGTTCATACGCGGCGCAGCGAGCGCATCGGTTTCGGCCTTCAGCCGCTGGCGCATATTTTCTTGCTGCTGCGCCAGACTGGCGATCTGATATTCGCGTTCGTTCGACAGACGCTTACCATAAAGCGTTTTCAGTTCTTCGCTGGCTTCCTGCTCTTTGCGTACCGTCGTCTGCCCAGGAGCGTATTGTTTCGCAAGCTGTTGAAGCAGCTGCATGTACTGCTCCTGCTGCTTTTCTTGCCCACTCTTATCTGCCCCTGACCTACCAGCAGCTGACTGATCATCCTTAGGCTGATCAGGAGTTATCATTGCATTAACATCAGATTCAAACTGGCTAATACGTTGACCAAGCCGTGTATAAGCCAAAAAGCGAGCACTATTTACATTGTCAAGATTACGTTTAGCTTTTTCGATGGCCTTATCCATCGACTCCATATCCGCCGCCGTTCTGGTCAACTCGTCCTTCCGGTCCTCCGGCTTACCAAACAAGATACTGCCAATCCACCCTGCTTTATTCGCCTGCTCTATGCGTGTTTTCAGATATGTTTCATTACGTTGCAGCTGCTTTTTTTCATCAAAAAGCATCTGGAGCTGATCTCTATAATCCAGTTGCTTTACAGCTAACTGTTTATTAGACATCTTAGCCAATGTCGGGACGGTCTCTATCACAGCATCTTTCAATGCCAAAGCCGACTTACGGGCCAATTGGTTTTGCTCATGGAAGTACAGCATCGCCAATCCCGCCTGAATGGCGACACCGATCGGGCCGCCAAGCACCCCCAGCGCGACATTGGCGACGTGAGACGCCGCCCCGACGCCCGATGTCGCCTGAGCCGCCCCGCGCGCCGCCGCCGCCTGATCGCGCCAGGCCGCCGCGCTGTCATTCAGGCCGCCGGCCAGTTTCAGCATCTCCTCCGCGCGGCTGCCGCCTTCGCCGGAAGCGCTGCTCGCCTGGCGGGCCGCGTCGTCCAACTGCTTCATCTGCGCCGTCGCGGCGACGGTGATGGACGCAAGTTCGGTGAGCGCCTGCCCATACTGGCGCGACGTGGCGGCGAGCCCCTGCAGCGACAGCTCGACGCCGGCCAGCCCCGCCAGTTTCCCCGCCAGGCCGCCAAGCGTGCCGCCGATGCGTTGATACGACTCGTCGGTCTTCTTCGCGTCCTGCTGAGCCTGGCGGTTAAATTTGGCGGATTGTTCCCCGGCGGTACGGTAAGCCGCCGTCAGTTTGTTTTTAAAGTTGGTGTCATTCAGTTGCAACCCGACGACCAACTGTGCGGTATCAGCCATTTCCCAGCACTCGCATAACGTCAGCACACTGCATATCAATACTGCTTTGCGCGGGCTGACCGGATTGATGAACGGGGGCACTCTCCGCCGCATCGGCCGTCATGCCTTGCAGTTTGAAGTATGCCCGCCAGTGATTCAGGATGTGCGCCGGCAGCGCGGCGATCTTGCGAGGATCCGACTCACCCCAGCGATCGGCCAGTTGGAACACCAACATCAGCCAGGGCGAGTCAGTCAGTTTTTTTCCGCTTCCTCCAGGCTGCCGACCGCATGGCGCTTAACGGCGCCGATGGCCTCGACCAGGGTCGGGTTGTCGTGCGCCGCCAGCAGATCGTCTACGCTCGGCAAGGCGCCGGCCGGAATGCGTTTACCGTCCGGCGTCATCAGGCAAGACAGCAGCAGCTGCACGTTGAGCTGCGCGGCTTTGTTCATATCACCGCTATCGATGGCGGCCTTCATGCCGTCTTCGTTTTCCTGCAGCTCTGCGGCTTTCAGGCGGCGGATGAAGGCCTTGGCGCCAAAGATCTGCGTTTCGATCACGTGATCGTCGGATTTCAGCAGCGCCGCTTTCAGCGCTTTCAGATCGTATTTCTCAGTCATCGGTTTTTCCTTGTTCATATAATGTGCTCTGCATGAAGAAAGTTGCCGCAGGCCACATGGCCCGCGGCGGAAGCGATCGCGTCGAGCGCACTCAGGCGTTAACCCAGCGCGATCGTCGGTTCGTCACACCTTCGGGGTGACCGAGCCCCAGGTGTTGCTGTTTTGCTTGCCCTGAACGGTAATCTGAATGACTTCACTCGCCGGGGCAGTGATCTCATTCATTTTCCAGCCGGACAGCGACAGGATGGAGGTGGAGGTGCGGCCGTTAGGCAGCTCGACGTAAAACTGCACCGTTTCGCGCTTGTCCGCCGCATTCAGCAGCGCCGCGAAATCGGCGTTGGACGGATCGTCGATGAAACCGATGGATTTTTCCGCGCCTTCCGGCAGGTCGGAAATAAACTGCTTGGCGGTATCCAGCAGCGTGGTGCAATCGACAAAACCGCCGGTTTGCCCCATTTCACCCACCGCTTTACAGTTGGTCAGCGCCTTCATGGCCGTCGGTGCAGCCCCAACGGTGCCCCATTTGACGATAGTGCCGGCAGGCAGCATGGCGTATTCTGGCGAAGTTTTATCAGCCATAGTTTTTCTCTCTCTTTTTGATGAAGGATGGTAGCGGTCGCTACCGGTTTTCGATGCCATAGCGGACGTTAGCCGCCAGGATGCGTAACACTTGGTGCTTATGGTGATCCAGCGCAGGGCGAATAAACGGGGCGGCGGCTTGCGTTGCCGTGCCGTACTCCTGCGCCAGGGCTCTGTGGTAATGCTGTTTACTGGGGCCAACACGCAACGTCACCGCGTTCCATCCGGTAACGACCGGGCGTATCGCGATGCCGGCGCTCAGCGATGGCTCGCTGTTTGGCGCCCCCCGATCGGCACACTGCCGCATCGTGCCAAGGACCGGGGCTAACGCGGCGTGGCCGGCTTCCGGCAGAATGTGGCTGGTGACCTCGCGCCGAATCGTTTCCAACCGGCGAGTCAATTCCGCCATGCCGGAAACCTTCATGGCGATCACACCGCCACCTCGGAATGCGTGATGAGGTAATCGCGCGCCATCCGATACTGAACGCGGTCATCCGCCAGGGGCGTGGCGCTCTGCAAAAGGGTACTGCGCGTGACCGCCTGTACCGGCCATTGGCCGATATGACCATGCCTAACCCCTTCCCAGGCGTTCAAAACCGCCTTATCCAGAGCGATCAGCCGGGAGTAATCGTCGATCACGTACAGCACGATCTGAAAACGGCTCTGCACCAGCGAGCTGTCAACCAGACCGGTGTTCACTTTCAGATCGCTGATCTTCTGATAGGTCACGCCTTCTTGCTGAGGATCCGGCAAGATCAGCGGGTAAGCCGCCAGATGAGTTAGCGCGGCCAGCGAGCGTTGGATTTCATCTTCAATCATTTGGGCAAGATCTCCGTCGTTTTGAGGGGGGAATCGTTGTGCAGACGCATTCGGGCATCAGGACAGGAACAGCGCGCGTTCCGCCGCGCGCCGGGCAACCAACCCATCAAGCCGCACGCCGCCCGCATTGACCCAGCGCCCGAACTGGTCGGCCGCTCCCTGCCGATCGCCGGCGTTCAACCGGCGCAGCAGCGTCGAGTTCTCCAGCGCGCGCAGGCCCAGGTTATAGGCAAAGCTCACCAGCGCATCGAACTGCCCCTGCGTGATCGTCACCGCCACCCGCCGTTCGACGCCCTGTTCGAATTGGGCGATACCGCACAGCAGCAAACGCTCGGCCGTTGCGGCATCGATCGCCATGCCGGCACCCACTTTTCGTCCTGCGACCGGCTGGGTCCAACCGTAACCGATGGTCCAAACGCCGACCGAGTCCTGATAAGCCTGCAATCGCAAACCTTCGAAACGCTTGATCAGCGCCATACCATCGTCACTTATCTTCATGGTTTCCTCCTGACGCTTTATTGAGAAATCGACGTTCCAATGCCTTGATCAGCGATGCTCCCGACCACCCCGCCATGCCGCATACGCCGCCCATCACCTCCGAAGGCCAGTCGTAATGCAGTGCAATCATCACCATGGTCAAACCGGCGAAAATAGAAACGAACAGCTGCAAAAACAGCGTCCTCCAGCTAAAGGTTTCGCCGTTCAAGACCTTGAAGGAATAGCTGGCGATCGCCCCCAGCAGCGTCATGCCGAAAGCAAGCAGCATTGAAAGGATGTTTGGTTCATTTTTCCAAGGCATAATCATCACCCTCCCCTTGCCGGGGCATAGCCCGATCTTCGGGAGTCATGGAAAAGAGCCGCTAAATGCGGCGCTTCTCCCCGTCATTCCTGTTCCATTTAAAAAGCGGCCATTTATGCTGTTGAAAATGGCTTATTCGCTCTGCTGAGCCTGGGCAGATAAATAAGATTGCGCTGTTTTATAAAGAAGAGGGATTAGCCTCCCGTCGTGGTCATTCAACGACAGTCATTATTCAGTGAGTGATTGACCGTTTTAACAAGGAGGCTAAAAATGAAAAACCCCGCCAGAGCGAGGTTTATCTATCGTGCGGCGGCGCCGGCAACAATTCAGTTTTATCAGATTACCGTCTTATTTGCGTACGCGTGAGTCTTTTGTGATAAAAAATAAAAACCCGCCGAAGTGAGCTTTATCTATCGTGCGGCGGCGCCGGCAACGACTCAGTTTTATCAGATTACCGTCTTATTTGCGTACGCGTGAGCCTTTTATAAAAAAATAAAACCCCGCCGGAGCGAGGTTTATCTATCGTGCGGCGGCGCCGGCAACGACTCAGTTTTATCAGATTACTCGCTTATTTGCGTACGCGTGAGTCTTTTTTAATTATTACTACGCGCATTCGCTATTGTTATTTCTGATATCATAGTGAAACGAGAAATAAACCCTCATCAATGTCAACGGCAGCCGTTTCAGCGATCCATGCTCAGCTTTATATCCAGCATCGCCAGGCATCCACCGATAAATCCCTCCGCCGTTTGCATCTCTTTACGTATCGTACCGTCTGAACACTTCCTTTTCAGAGCAATCTTGCGCAGGGATATGCCATAAACATGGTGGGCAATGATGAGATCGAACTCTTCGGGTTTGTATTTCTTCAATCTGCCCACGCAACCGTCGATCACCAGACCGTCATCATCGCAGCAGGAAAGCTCGCCATTCGATTTATAGGACAACAGCCCCTTGAACCCGGCGGCAATGGGGGAATAGTCAATGCCGCTGTTATCCCTGGCCCATACGCCCCACCGCTCCAACACTTCATTCATATCTCTCATGCTTCCACCTCCTTTGGGCGTTTGCCACATCGCCAGGGCTCCATGTCGCTTACCGACGTCGGTCGAGCCATTGTGCTACTCGGCGTGCGCCAACGCGCAACAACCGATCCGCCCGGCGTGCTCGCCGAGGGATGTCGCACCAAATACTGTATAAATAAACAGTATCAAGTATACCCAGAGGTATCTTTTTTTCAATAGTGAAAAGCCATTTACCTGCAGCTAAATTTAGGTACGATGGCCTCATGAAAAACGAGCAAAAATTGCACCTGCAGGAGATGCGGCGAGAGCGCCTAATCATCCTGATCGACAACCTCGGCGTCGGAGGCCAAAAGCGCCTTGCCGAGGCGCTCGGCATTGCCGCTGACTATGTTTCTCGCCTGCTCTACCCGTCGGGCAAGAAAGGAAAAAAAGGCATCAGTGGCGATATGGCGCGAAGGATTGAACAGTACTTCGCCGTGCAAATCGGCTGGCTGGACGGCCTGGAGCAAACCGGGCTACGCCCCGCCAGGAAGAAGGCCGCGCAGGCCCCAGGTAAAACGCTGCCGCTGTTGGCGTGGACACTGCCGTTGTCTCACGAACAGCTGAACAAAGGGACGGCCGTCCACTACCCGGCGATGGTGCAGTGCAGCGTTCAGGCCTACTGGCTGCCCGTGCGGGATGACACGATGAGTGGCTCTGCCGGCGCCAATTACCCGAAGGGCACCTTGATACTTGTCGAACCCACTGCGGCCGGCATAACCGAGCTCGTCTCCGGCGACAAGGTGATAGCAAAACGCTACGACAACGCTGAGCTCACCTTTAGAAGATACGTTGAGGAGGCGGGGCATCGATGGCTTAAGGGGAGCATGCCGGATTGCCCGGCGCTGAATGCCGATGAGTACGCGATTATCGGAGTGGTACTTGGCGCCTGGCTGCCCTAGCCCCGTACACGCCGCGTTGGGAACGGCATAAAGCAAAAAACCGCCAACCTTGCGGCTGACGGTTTTTTTTGGCACTCAGGGTGCCGGTACTGCTTTATCATGGTGCCGGCTACCGGAATCGAACTGGTGACCTACTGATTACAAGTCAGTTGCTCTACCTACTGAGCTAAGCCGGCTGAATTTGGCGGAAGGACAGAGATTCGAACTCTGGG